GGCCATTGCGAGGGATCGACTTGCTTGTATTCCCCATCGACGCGAATGGTGAAGGGCTGGCCGTAGCGGCGCATCAGGCCAACCTTCTTCATGAACAGCCGGGCCACGCCTTCCGCGAAGTTGCGGATGATGTAGCGCTCCATCTGCTGCCCGCGCGCCATGAGCTGCGCCTGTCCCTTGGCCGTGTCGTTGAGCGTGTCTTCGTCCACGCCCTTGTTGAGGCGGGTAATGCCCGTGCGGCTCTCACGCTGGCGCGTCTTGAACTCGATCGCCTGAAACGCGATCTGGCTAATATCCTGGACCGTCTCGGGCTGGGGCTCGACGCTGCCCTTCCACCGAACGATCCGGCGCGGGCGAACGGTCAGCAAATCCTCAATCGTGTTGTCGCCGATTGAATCCTCGTGAACCAGCGTCCCAGGAGCAACGGACATGTAGAGCGAGTCCAGCCCGTTCCGCTCAAGCGCGGTGTTCACGCGTTGGATGTCCACGGTCTTGTCGGCCAGCGATTGACCAATGAGCCGGCCCTGCATCGGGAACGGGCACCAGAATTCGAAGGGCTGGTAATCCACCTCTTCAATCGACAGGATGTGGTTTCCGACCCGATGGATGCACAGCCGCTCGGCAATGCCGTCGCCGTTCAGGTCATAGAGGACATATTCCTCCAGCAGCCACACCTTGCGGAGCGCGCCAGTGCGGTCGTCCCTAAGCGTCTCGCGCCCATCATCGCGGGCGAAGCCTACCGTGGCATTGTTGCCGCCGTCCTGAAGGTTTGCGACTTCGTCATAGTCGAAACCCATCTCGACCAGTTCGGAAACCAGCTTCTCGGAGATGTGCGCGTTATAGACCGAGCTATCCAAATCCCGCGCGTCGCGCGATACGCGGAACTCTTCCTGCGGCACGAAATAATCCGGGAACGTCGCCGGCGACTCCTCGATGGTCGCAATGCGGTGCGTCTCTTCGTCGATTTGGTCAGCCGCGATTATGCCGGCGGCCCTTAGCTCGTCCTCGTTGTCAGGCAGGAAAATCGTCGGAACGTCGCGCTCGACGCGCTTCCGCTTGCGCTCGACGCAGGACTTAACAATCGCGATCTTTTCGAGCAGCCCGCCCTTCGCCCAGTCATGGATCAGGCGATAGCCCGACTTCCTCCGATAGAGGTAGTGCATCGCCTCCGTGGCGTCATCGCACACATCCTCTTGCGCCTCGTCCGTAGGCTCGAACTCGACCACCCGCCCCGACGACACAAACGCGTCCAGGACCGACGTGAGCATGTAATCCGTGGTTTCGGCTACATCGCGGGCCACTACTTGAGAGCGGCCATCCTCTTCGTCGCCATAGGGCTCGCCGTTATAAGCCTTGAGCGCGGTCTCGACTTCCTGGAGCAGTGTCCCGTCGAATGAGTTTTCTTCCTCGCGCTGGAGGAAGGACAGGAGCTCGCGATTGTCGATCAAACCACGCCTCCCTTGCTGTAATTGATCTTACCGCCCGCAAATGCCGCCTTGGGCGCTACCGCCGCCGTCTCGAACGACTTGTAGCCGTGGCTAAACTCATCGTGCCGCGCCGTGGATTTCCACGTCGCCAGCTTGTCGTCCCAGTCCTTGCGGTAGTTGTCGAGGCACTGGATCAGGCGGGCGCACCGCTCTTCATCGATCCATACGCTCGGCAACATGGCCCGTGATGCCTCGATCCCCGCTGCCTCAGTGGCGATGCGAGGGACGATCGAGATGGGCCTGATGCCCGCCTCTTCGGCCCATTCCTTCTTGGTCTTCGCAACCGCGCCCAGTGAGCGCTGGTCCCCGTCATGCGGGAAGTAGTGGCGGCCGTAGATGTAGTCCTTGCTGTTGAGGTAGCGGGCGTAATGCTCGAAGCCTTCGCCGCTGTTCTCGTAATAGTCGATGATCCGCTCTTCGGCCCCCAGCTGCTGCTTGAAGGTCAAAGCCATCGCGTCACCGACGCCAAGATCCCAGTAAACGTCCACCGGCTTGTTGAGGATCGGAATACGGCAGATGCGGCCCTGTTCGCGCATCTTTCGCATTTCGGTCGAGAAATATGCCCCCTCGATCGATGCCTCGAACGCCTCCTTCGGAGTGGAGGGGAACTCGCGCTTGATGTCCTCGCCCTGCTCCTCGGCCTTCTTAATATACCAAGCCCGCTGTTCACGGGTCAGGTGGATGCCTTCGCCTTCAAGCTTGGCGAAATACGCCTGCATTTCCGCCGTCTCGATCACATCGGCATCGAGGGTGTATTCGGGGCTCGTCCACCACGGCGCGAAGTGGAACTTCCAGTCCATCGCGGTCAGCGGGTCGCCCTTCAATTCCCTGTTCTGCGCCGCTGTCGTCATGGCGTGAAAGTCGCCCGACTGACCCTCAGCCGTTGATTCCACCGTGATCTGCTGACCAGGCGCCACAGTGTTGAACGCGCCAGTCTTTACCTCTCGCGCCTTCTCGGGAAACTTGGCGCAGAGCTTGCCGTATTCCGAAACGTGAAGGCGTTGGAGCGTGCCAGAGCGTAGCGATGTGCCCACCCGGATCGAGGAGCCGTTGCTGAACTTCAGGCTCCTAACCGTGTCACTGGTAGCGCTCACGACGGCCCTGAGCTCGTCCGGCAGATTGTCGTAAGCAAACTTGATCTTGTCGGCGAAGAACGCCTCGGCGTCCTGTAGGTTGTGAGCAATGACGCCGGCGGACGTGTTCGGCTTGAACAAACAGTCGTCCAGCATGTCGAGCTGGATAACCGTCGTGAATCCCTTCTGGCGGGCCTTGAGAACAATATCGAGGCCGTGGCGCTCGTCCATGAAGTGCTCTTGATCCTCGTTCATCACGAACGGGACTTCGGCGCCGGTCTTGTCCTTGATGGTGTAGAACCCGCCGCGCAGTCTCGCCAGCTTGTCAGGCCAGCGCTCCGCGCAAAGGTCTAGGAACCCAGGCCCAGCCACGCCCTCGCCTTGTCGCTTAGATCGTGCGTGACCTCGTGCTTTTGCGCCTTGTTGTCGCTGAAGGCGTTGCTGAGCTTGCCGAGATACCAGCGGTCGGCATCAAAGGCCAAGCGACCCTTAGCCGCGTCCTCGGCCGTCTGCGCCTTGATCCTCGCTTGTTCCGCCAGATAGTAAAAACCGTCCTCGCGTGCGCGCGTAATTGCCAAATCGAACGCCTCGTCCGCTTTCTGCCAAAGCCGGACAGCTTCGCGGCTCGGCATTCCTGCGTCTTTGCAGATCGACAGGAGGCTTCTACCCTTTTCCAGCTCTTCGATGATTGTCTGGCGAACAGCGGCTGTGTCTTCAGCCATTGATGCGGACCCGCCACACTCGAACCTCGCCGTCCACAATCGTTGCGAACGCCTGCCAGTCTGGATGCGTCTTCGCGAGCTTGTAAACGGTCATTGCGTCCCTCGCTTTCTGCTCCCGCTATCGGGTGGGCAGTTTCGGGCTAATTTGTCGGAATCGGCTTGTGGCCTTCGTCTTCGTGGTGAAGCACGTCCCCGAGCTTGCGGTAATCCACTGCCTGGCCGCATTGCTGGCAGGTGTAGAAATGGTCGGCTTCTGATTTGACCGGATCGAGGGCTGTGCCTAGAATGGCATTCAGCAGGCGTCGCGCCAGATCATCCATGGCCCTGCCCAGCTCAGTCTCGTCCACGGATCAGCCACCAGCAGATCAGCGTTTCGCCGGTCGTCACGAACACCGCTACAGTTAGAGCGGTCGCGATGAACTCAGCGGCCTTTAGTGCGACCCTACCAGCGGACATGGTCGCGGTCGTTCGCATAGCGGTAGCGTTCGTCGAGGCTGGGCCGTGTCGCCGGGATTGCGGCATCGAACCAGCGATACCAGCAGCGAGTCCTTTGAGCCTCTGACCATTCGCTCGGCAGCCAGCCCGTCCAGTTAATCACCCGCCCGCCATCTCGGAGCGGGAGGAACCAGATCATTTTCGCATCAGCGCCCGGAACACCTTGGTCAGCTCGTCCAGGTCTTTCTGGGCGATCGGCTCACCGTCATACTTAACGCCGCCGAACCTCTGGATCGACGTGTGGTAAATCACGGCTGCCAGTTGCCGTTGCTCTCCAGCGGTTCCGCTGTGCTTTGCCGCAGCCAGATAGGCCAGCGATCCGCCAATACCCGCGAGCTCGTCCGCGCACCGTCGCAAGGCTTCGGCGAGTTCGGACGCAATTTCGGGCACCGGATCATCCTTCGCGACGATCGCATGTTTGCGGGCTGTTGAACGCGGAGGCATGTTGTCCTCCTGAATGGGTGGTCAGGTTGCGCTTCTTGCCGCAATCGACGTCTGTCTCGGGCCTGAGAGGCTTTGCTGACCGTCGCGCACTGCAACACTCGCTTTGGGGGGAGTGTCAGGCTCGCGCGCGAATACGAAAAAGCCCGCGCGGATCGTCTCCGGCGGGCGCAATTCCAAGCTTCGCATTTTGTAAAGCACAAATCGGGAACAAAGTCAAGAAAAATCTCACGCCGCCCGCCGCTCAAATCTCGCCGGCAGGCTGCCATCGACCAGGATCAGCAACCCGCGAATGGCCGCTGCCAGCAAGTCGTGGTCGTGGGCGTCCGGAAAACGACAGGGCTGCATCCACGCCGGAATCATCTTCTTGCGCTCCAGCAGGGCATAAGCGATGTGAGACATGACCCACGGGGCATCCTCCTTGCCATCTGGTCTAGATCCCACGACAGGATCGATCAGGAGGCTCAGCAGGGCGCTGCGCTCAAGCCCGCGCAAATCCATGTCCGTTCGGTCGAACCGTTCGTCCCGCGATGTGTAGCGCGGCTCAGATCGCGATTTGTCCGTGCGTTCGTAGGAGCCGGTCTTGAACCCTTGGCCCCTCATCAGCGCGCAGTAGTGATCCCGCCACTGGCGCCCGGCGTCACGGAGGTCTTGAGCATCGAATCCATGTCCGTCGAGAAGGCCAAGCGCATGAAGCTGACCAATACCGTCGCACACGTCCTGGTCGATCGATCCGCCGCGCCCTTCCGGGCCTT